GTTATAGGCAGTACCGCTACGGCGCTGGCACAAGTTTATTGGGGTAAAGTTATATGGCTCGTATTCCTACACTTCAGCGACGCGCCACGCTCCCGACAACCACGGGCGTCCCTGCTGCGCCTGTCGTTCTGATCGATGACAAAACAGGGCAAGAATTACGACCGGCCGGTCAGGTAGTTTCAGACATTGGGGAAAACCAGTTACGGGCGCGGGCCGATGCCATGGTCACGCAATCTTACGTCAATGCCACGCTTAAAATGGATGAGCTAAAGCAGAGCATTGACACAAACAAAGTTCTGTCCTGGGAATCTGATCCTACTAGCACTCAATACAACCCCGGTGCCGTGGCGCCAACGGCAGATCCAGATGATGTTAAAGCGCGAATGGCGCAAATCTATGAAACGGCATCTGAAGGCCTATCGCCTTACGGGCGCGAGAAATTTGATAAAGATTACTCCATGTTGTCGGCCAAGGGGCAGATCGAAATCCGCCGGGAACAGGTGGCCCGCGACAATGCAGAGTTGCAAGCCGACAACCTTGCCATATTAGACACGCTTGTTAGGGGGTCTACAAAAGACGGCACCGACGCTGTGTGGGTGGCATCGTTAAAGAAGGGCATTGACAGTATTGATAGCCTGGAGGTCAACCGCCAGATCGGGCCGAAAAAAGCTGAAAAGTTACGGCAAACATTTCGCGCACAAATGGACAAGGTTAAAGGTGATCGTTTAACTGTCGATATCGAATTACAAGAAGCAAACGGTTTAAGGACCGTTGACATTGATGAGGAAGATGGTGACGCGCAAAAACGGCTTGATAAGCTAGATGCTGCTATTAAAAGGGCTGTTGAGTTTGGCGCCATAACGCGCACGAAAGGCACACAGATACGGCTGGCGTTTCTCCGCAAAGTCGATACCGCCATGGCGCAGATGCAGATTGAAGAAGACCCTGCTGAATACATAAAAAGAGAAAAAAATAAAGATTATCTGCCCAACTTGGAAAGCGAACAACGATCAAAATTTGTTGAGCGGGCGCAGACAAGAATAGACCGCGAGTTGAGGAAAGAAAAAACAGCGGCGGACGCAGCAGAGAGAAAATTTATAACCAACACCAAAGTGTATATTGAGGCTATTAGCGTATCGGGCGCCGAAGACGCAGATCCCAAAGTCCTTGAACTTATTAGCGACGCATCTATCGATGAAAACGTAAGCGACAAGGACACAGCAAAAGCCTTAAAGCTGTTAGTGAAAGACGCCAAAGATTTTGCCGGGGTGCGCCAATCTATTGCTGGCAAATCGCAAGCAGAAATAGCGGCAATGCGTGGTCAGCTTGTTGCCGATGCAGAACAAACATTTTCAGACGTTGCTGAAGCTAGCCTTAAAGAACAGAACCTAAAGCAAGTCCAACTTTATGATCAGGCGTTGAAAGCAGACGCAACGGCGCGTCGGAAAGACCCCGCTCAATATGCGATTGCAAACAATGATGAGGTGGCAGAACAGTTTGCAAACTTTATGGGTGCGCTATCAAACCCATCGTCTGGGCCAGAAGTTGTGGCCATTGCCTACGGCAACTACCGGGAAGCGCGCATTGCAGCGTATGCGGCTATGGACATCCCATTAGATATGCAAAAGCGTCTGCCTAAGAACTTTGTAGCCCAGCAAGTAGCTATTGTGCGCGAGTCAGAACCCGAACAAATAGCTCAACGGTTTTCTGCTATGAGCGCGCAGATGGGGCCAGATTGGCGCCACATGCTAAAAGAAATGGTTGCTGAAGATTTGCCACCGTCTATTGCCGCCTTGGCCGTTGTTGAAAATGATTTTGCCCGGCAAGAGTTGGCAGGAATTGCTAAAGCTGGCGGCATGAAAGCGTTAAAAGAAAACGTCGATACAAAAGATGTTGATGACGCAACAAAGGTGGAAGTGCAAAGGATACGCAACATTGCTGGCAGCGGAAATATTGAAGTGATTAACGCTCTTGGTGAGGCCATGCGCCTTCTTGCGGTAAACGATGTAGCACAAGGCAAGTCTGTGCGCGACGCTATGGACAGGGCTAAAAAGTTGGTGATTACAGACAATTACCAAATGGTTAATCAGGGCAAATTAAGGGGCATTGTTCCTAAAGACAGCATCGAAAGCCCGGCGGCATTGATGTACGGGCTAAACTCTTGGCTGCGTCAGGATGCGAACTTAGAATCCATAGATCTTAACCAGTTTCCGCAAGGCGCTAATGAGGCGCAGAAAAAAGAATTGGTGCGGACTAACGCACAATGGACGCTGACACCAGATGCGTCAGGCGTGGAGTTGCGAACAACAAACGGAACGCCTGTTAGAAACAACGAGGGCAGACCTGTTGTTGTCCCCGTAGCCAATATTCAGACAGAGAGGCTAGGGGCGCGTGGTAAGAGCCGGCTAAGGGCCGGTACCCAAATGTGGGAGCGCAAAGGCCCAGGCGCGCCACGCCCAGACAAAAATCAATAATATGACGCAACTTTTTAATTCCTTTGGCCCGACAAACGAACTGGGTTTGTTGGATCATCAAGTTTCGTTTGATACAGGGACCGTTGTCGGAACGACCCTACAAGAAACTATTGCAACCAACCCGCTCACGCAGCTTTGGCGTTGGAATGAATTGTCTAGTGCGCGGGCTGGGGATCTACAGCCAAACCGGTCTGTGGCGGATATTGATGGCCAAGCAACCTACCTGTCGCCACGTTATCGTTTTGCCGATTACGGCACTTACGGAAACCAACAGCGCACAAGAGAACCAGACGTTATTTCAGAAGAAGAACAGTTGGAACTTATTAAGGAGCAAAAGCTAGAGGGTCAGCTAAAGGCCGTTGAAGGCGAAACGCAGGAAGGCCTGGCGCTTCGCATAAAATGGAAAAAAGAAGAAGTAACGCGACGCAGCATTCTTCAAAATTCCGATGGCGACGTGTCAACAATGGCAGCGCAACTTGGCATAGGCCTGTTTGGCAGCATGCTTGATCCTCTTAACGTCGCATCTGGTTTTGTGCCTGTTATTGGCGTGGCGCGCTACAGCCGCATGCTTGCTCAACAAGCGTCTACATTAGGACGAACGGCAGTTCGTGTGGGCGTTGGTTCTGCTGAAGGCGCCGCGGGTGCCGCAATGGTTGAGCCGCTTGTGTTGATGGCGACAGACGTTACTGGTTACGAATATGATTACTATGACAGCTTTGCAAACCTTGCATTTGGCACGGTCTTAGGCGGCGGTCTGCATGGGCTTGGTGGTCTTGCTGCCGATGCCATATCGCGGGCCGGCGCAAGAAATGCAGAGTTGACCGCTTTACAAAAATCAACATACGCAAACTATCGCATAGCCAAAGCAATTGATGCCGTTGATGAGCAAACCCGCCGTGAGTTGATGGAGGTTGGGTTAGGACAATTTATGTCCGGTCATCAGATTAAAGGGTTAGATACAGCGTTACGCAAAAGCCTGGAAGAAAACCAAGCTATTGTGCCTGGGCCAAGGCCAGATCGGGATGTTATTTCTAGTCCAGCAGAAATTCGTTTTGATGACGATCCGGCTTTAAGCGAAGGCCATGCAATCAAGGTAACGGCAAGTGATGGCGAAGGCGTACAGATTTCGTTTCGCAATATTGCTGACGCTGAGAAAAAAGCAAAACAGTTAGAAAAGAAAGGCCATCGGGCCACAGTTCGTTCGCTTGGCGACGATGACCACCGCATTGACCTTACTGTTGAAAACAACTTTGTTCGCAAACCTGACGGTGAGTATGTGACTTACCCCGACAGGGCAACGGCTGAGTATGCGGCAAAATTAAACAAAGACCCTGACACTGTTTTGCACGTTACTAGGATTGGTGACGAGTTTCTTCTTTATGAACTAGACACAAGCCTTCGCACGGCAGCGCAAGTCAGACGGGCACAAGGTTTAGACAAGGAAACGCAGCAAGCGTTAGATGCCAGCGGCGATGAAATTCAAATGCCGCTGGAAGTGCCTGTCGTAAAGTCGGACATAAACCCAGAGGCGCAAGGCCCAACCATCCAAGAACTTGCACAACAAGACGTGCGGGACGCTAATTCTGACAACACGCTTTTTGGTGAAATGCAGGAGCGTGAGTTAGCGGCAGAAGTTGACCGCATTATGGCCGACATCACTGAGGCCGCAGACACGCCGCAGATTGAAACTGAAATAGCGGACCTTGAGGTGCAAATTCAAAACATGATTGCGGAAGCGGGCGATGATGCACAAGCCAGACAAGACCTAGATGCAGCCACTGACTTGCTTAACAAAACGCGCCAGACTGAAGCGGCGTGGCGGCAAGCGGCTGTGTGTGTGCTTGGAGGGCTTACCTGATGGCCATTGATAAGTGCATCAAGACAGTCCGCGATGCTATGCCCGATTTGGACGACGCGCAGGCTGAAGCGTTGTTGTCTGAAGTTGTCGATATTGTCGATACGATCAAAAGTAACAATGCAGCGCAAAAGGTTACGGATCTTCAACGCGCCGTTGATGAGGCGATTAATACCCGCGTCACAGATGCTATTCGTCAAGCGGCCATTGAAAAGCGCAACGCTGCAATCAACTACCGGGTGCGCTTGGCGTTTATTACCAAGCTGAGAGAAACCCCAATTGATGAAGTGCCGCGCATGCTTCAAGCGATCCTTCTTGGTGAAATGGGAAAGAGTCAATACAAGCAGTCCATCGAAAGCAGTTCACGCGGATTGGTAGGAATGGCCAAAGCCGTGTTTAACCAAACAGTGGAAAAGAGCGGCATACCAAGAAGTGTGGCTATTAGTTTTTTGCAAAACAAAAAGAATGGCCGCTATCTAGTACAAGAGGTAGACAATCCAGGTTCGTCAGGCAACGACACAGCCAAGGCTGTAGCTGAAGCTATGGAAGCCGCCAACGAGGTGTTGCGGCGACAGGCCAACCGTAGCGGTGCGGACATTGGGCGCATACCAGGGCGTATTGTTAAACAGTCGCATGACAAGACCAAGGTAACAAAAGCTGGCGCAGAGCAATGGTCTAGGGACATTCTGCCGTTGCTTGACCATGACCGCACGTTTGGGCGTCCTATGAGCGAGGCTCAAAAGCTAGAGTTTTTGGCCGACGTTCATAAGTCAATAGTGTTTGGCAGACGCAGTGAAACTGTTCGCGATCTAAGTGAACCGCCGGGATTTACTGGCCCTGCCAATATGGGCAAAAAGTTATCGCGCTCACGATCTTTGCATTTTAAGCAAGATGGCGAAAGCGCGTGGACGTATAACCAGGCTTACGGCAATGATCACATCGGCACGGCATTTGTAAATCAATTGCTATCCATGTCCGATTCCGTTGGCGCCATGATGCATCTGGGTCCAAATCCCAAGCACATGCTTGATGAGTTTTACACTATGGCGCGAAACCGGGCCATTGATGAAAACAATTTGGAAGTGGTTAACCAGTTAAGTCCGGCGCACAAGGCAAAGACAGATTTGTTTTTTGAGGAAGCTAGTGGCCAAGGCAACGCATTACCAGGGTTAGGACAAGCGGGCTATACTTTAGCGCGCGGGTCTAATATGGCCAAGAACCTAACATCGGCCGCATTGTTAGGTGGCACCACTCTCGCATCTATTGGTGACATCGGCACGGCATCGATACGCCTCAACGAAATTGGTGTTCCGTTTTTTGAAGCAAACCTCTCTGTGCTTGAAGGTCTTGTAAGAGGCAGAGGAAGCGGCGCGACAAGGGAAATAGCTGACAGTTTGGGCGTCGGCATGGACGCCCTAATGTCCAGCGTCCAATCCCGGTGGCTTGGGAACGACGCCTTAGATGGACAAGGCGCCAGCGCCGTAAGTTGGTTGATGCGTGTGACCGGCATGAACTGGATGAACGACAGCTTAAAAACGGCCGTTGGCATTACCTTATCCAACTTTATTGCCAAACAGGCGGGCAAAAAGTTTGCCGATATAGACGTGTCGCTGCGAAGCGAAATGGAAGCCTACGGCCTGACGCCGGAAGACTTTGACCTAATGAATAGTGTGGTGCGTGAGGTCGATGGAATTAAGTACCACGATATAAGCGCCATTGATGATGTTGACGCGCAGATACGCATCAACGGCTTTTTTACTGGGTTTGCAGACAGCGCCATTCTTACGCCGGGGGGGCGCGCGAACATTGCCACCAGAGGGCTAGAGCGCGGTACGGCAATGAGTGAGTTCAAAAACTTATTTATGCACCTCAAGTCATTTTCTGTGACTTATGGAATGGAAATATTATCGCGTGGGTTTAGCAAGGCCAACGAAGGCCACCGAACAGGCATGCTGGTCAAGATACTGCTGACCTCAATGGTGTATGGCTACATTGCCTCAACCCTTAAAGACCTTGCAAAAGGCAAAGAGCCAATTGACGTAGCTGAAAACCCAGGCAAAGTTTTTTACCGAAGCCTTATGCAAGCTGGCGGGTTGGGTTTTTACGGCGACACGTTGATGGGTATGGTTGCCGGTGAAGCACGGTTTGGTGAAGGTTTTGCAGAAATCGCGGGCGGTCCTGTTATTGGCAATCTTAGTCGGGCTGCATCTATTCCAAAGATGCTTTTCGATGAGGACTTTGACCGCGCTGGGCAGACTGCCTATCGCATCGGCAAATCCATGTTGCCCGGCGCAAATATCTTCTACGCCCGCATGGCATTGGACTATCTGCTTTTCTGGAATATGAGCGAATACCTAAACCCTGGATGGGCGCGAAACTATGAACAGCGCATTCGTGACGAAACCGGCCAAGAGTATTTTGACGCCGTAAGACCAACCGAAGCCGTGCGATAATGGAGACATGACATGACGGTTACAGCGACCACCTCAACCAGATCATACACGGGCGACGGCTCAACAACTTCGTTCCCTACGACGTTTGCCTTTCAGGGCACGGGCAGTGCGGCTGAACTCACGGTCGTCCAGCGTACCATTGCGACAGGCGCGGAAACGACCTTGTCCTATTCCACGCATTACACTGTCACGGGTGGCAGTGGATCCACCGGAACCGTTGTTGCTGGGTCGGCGCCGGCCGACACGGTCCAGTGGCACATCCGACGCAACACAAGCACGTTGCAAAACTCCAACTACGTCACCAACGATCCTTTCCCTGCCGACACTTTGGAAGGCGACATTGATCGGCTGAGTATGGCTGGCCAGGAGCGTGACGGCGACATTAGCCAAGCGTTTAAATACCCTGACACTTATACCGGTGGCGGCTCAGTGACGATGCCAGAGCCTGTTGCAAATGCTTATTTGTTGTTTAATGGGGCGGGTGATGCGCTGACCACATCGACAACGGCGACGGGCCAGTATCTTGGCGGCGACGGCAGTGTTTCAGCGCCGTTCTACTCGTTCACCTCCGATACAAATACTGGAATTTACAGGGTCGGCGCAGACAATATGGCTGTTGCAGTTGGGGGCAGCAAGGTCGTTGACATTACAAGTACCGGTATCAACGGCACGGTCATTGGCGCATCAACAGCGGCGGCTGGTACATTTTCAGCCATTACATCCGGCGGCAATATTGTTAGCGATACCGATAGCACAGACGACTTGGGTACTAATTCAGTGCGTTGGGCGAATCTGTATGTTGATGCCATTACAACCACAGCTAACCAGACAATAGGTGGCAATTTAACGGTTACCGGGAATTTGACAATTAACGGCACAACGGTCACTAACGATGCGACCAACACCCTAGTTAAAGATCCGCTTGTTGGCATAAATAATGGAGCGTCAACCAACGCTTCTGACCTTGGTCTATTAATGGAACGCGGGTCAACTGGTGACAACGCTTTCATGGGCTGGGATGAAAGCGGAGACTTTTTTACAGTAGGCACAACAAGCGGCACAGCAGATAGCACAGGCAATCTTACTTATTCGTTTGCGCCGTTTAAATGTAGCGCCATCACGGCAACGTCAGGAACCCTGGCTGGTATCACCAGTTTCGGATTGAATGCCGGCGCCACGATCACCGCTGGCATACTTGATGAAGATGCGATGGGTTCGGATAGTGCCGTAGCACTTGCCACCCAACAATCGATTAAAGCGTATGTTGATAACAGCGCCCCTGAAAATGGGGTTAAGTTTGCGTTTGAAAGCACAACAACTGATACGGACCAAGGGGCTGGAAAAGTCTGGCTTAATCATGCAACCCCGTCTTCAGCCACGGTTGTCTACATTGATGATGTCGAGGCCGGCGGCGTAAGCGTCAACGCTTGGGTTGACACGTTTGATGACGTAAGCAATTCCGTGGCGCGTGGATACATCTACATCGCCAAATATGGATCGTCGAACGCGATCCTTGTCTACAAAGTATCCGGCAGCGTTACCAGCGCATCAACTTATTCCAAAGTTGCGGTCACGCATGTTCTCACAGTTGGATCATTTTCAGATGGGGACAGCGTTGGCCTAACATTTATTCCGTCGGGTGCTGATGGAGCAGGCAGCATGTCCGATGTGGTGGATGATACTTCACCGCAACTTGGTGGCGACCTTGACGTTCAAACCAATTCCATCGTTAGTACGAGCAACCGCAATATTGCGATCACCCCCAACGGAACTGGCGATGTAATTATCGGCGGCGGCATGAACCCGTCTGTGTCAACTACTGGCAAAGCCGTTGTGTTTGGTTTCTAAAGGAGTAAAGAAATGGCATCAGAAATATTCGGCGTTTCGCTAACGGCGGGCGTCACAAATTCAGAAAGCGTTGTTTTGAACGGCGTCGATGGTCACACCTATGTAATCACCTCAATCGTTATTTGCGAAACGGCAGGCGCGGCTGAGACTTTTGATCTTTACATCGATGACGGAGGCGGCGGCACCGATTACGAACTACTGAGTGATCAGGCTATTGGTGCGAACGAGACATTCGTTTTTAACGACCGTATCGTCCTGGTTGATTTAGACCATTTGTGTGTGCAGACGGCTAACAGCGCAAACGTCGATGTCGTTGTGTCCTATTTAGATCAAACGAGGTAACTATGTCAGGATTAATTACAGACAATGTTGGCCGCGCTGGTGGGTTGATAAAGGCACCAGCGGGCGGCATCTGGGATTTGTTCGCGCAAGGCTCTCATACTTCAGCAACAGCGCCTTATCTTGAGTTTGAAGGCTTAACCCACGATCTTTACATCCTTTACATATGGAATATGGACTTTAGTGCGTCCGCACCGTTGATGATTACCTACTCTTATAATGGTGGAACTCACTACGCGAATGAAACAGCTGGTTTAGCTGCGAACGAAACCAAGCGATGGTGGTATGCGACCGTCAACGTACAACAAACCGACGGTCAAAATACGACTGAAGGTCGACAAGGCATTCAGACTGGCGAGGTCGATATAACAGGGTTTGCCGGTTATGGCGTGTCACCCGCAGTTGCCGCGCACACAGTTCCAGCTTCTGCTTGCAACTTGATGGGCACGATTACTATCGACCGCAAGGCAGACGGTGAAAACGCTCTTGCAAAACAAGGCTTTGCTGACTTCGTTTATCACTCAGCGGGATATGCTCCGAATCGGTGTAATACAGCTTTCATGCACACGCCGGACGGTGGAACTCTAGGTGATATGGATGCGTTCAGGATCTTTCCTGATGGTGGCGCTACGATTGCCAACGCCCACTGGAAACTATATGGCACAAGTGTAACGTAGGTGGATTATGCATAGAATAATTAACAGCGACATTATTGAGCTTTCGGCTGATGAAGAAGCTGAAGTGCAAAAAGAATTAGCTGCGCGTAAAGCGCGGAGTGATGCCAAAATTGTAGAAAATGCTTGGGCCTTGATTAGAAAATCGCGAAACGAGCGATTAAAAGAAACTGACTTTTTTGCTTTGAGTGACGTTTCCATGACTGACGACATGAAAACCTATCGTTCAGCCTTGCGCCACCTCCCAGCTAACACCTCTGATCCTGTGGTCTTTGCCACGCAATGGGGTGAGTACGAGGACGGCAAGGACGGCGTTTCTGACCCATGGCCTGCGAAGCCATGAGGGTGGGTGTGTTATTGATCCCCTGACCATTGCTGCGGCAGTAGCGAGCGTTCGCACCTTAGTTAAATCCGCCCGTGGAGTCCAAGAAATCGTCCACGGCCTTGATGGTGTCTTTCACGCTCAAGATGAGCATGAAAAAAACAAGAACCATAAACCCGGCAGCTCTATAGGCGAAAAAAATAAATCAATTCTTCAGAAGCGTGCTAAGGACGATGGCGCTGATGACAGTATCAGCGCGGCAGCAGCCTCGGTAATCGAAGCTCGTCAGTTAGAAACTCAGCTATCGGACCTTCGCGAGGAAATCAATCGCAAGTGGCCGTCTAAGCCAGGAGAGAAAAGCACCTGGGATCAAATCCTAGCTGAACGCGAAAAGCGTATTGCCGCTAAAAAAGAACGCGAAAAGCAAGAAAAGATTGACGCTGAAGAACGTGCGGAGCGC